TACAGCGGATTGCGCTGCAGAGCGCAGATTGTGAGCTGATTTTTGAGGACAGGATAAGCGGAAAGACCAGCGACAGGCCGGGGCTGAAGAAGGCGCTGCGGTGCCTGCAGCCCGGTGACACGCTGGTCGTGTGGAAGCTGGATCGGCTCGGCAGAAGTATGCGCCATCTGGTGATGCTGACGGAAGAGCTGCGCGAACGTGGCGTTAACTTCCGCAGCCTGACCGACAGCATTGATACCAGCACGCCTATGGGGCGGTTTTTCTTTCACGTCATGGGTGCCCTGGCAGAAATGGAGCGTGAGCTGATCGTGGAGCGTACCCGCGCCGGGCTGGCCGCCGCGCGCGAAAAAGGGCGCATCGGCGGAAGGCGTCGGAAGATGACGGCGGAAACCGTGGAACGTGCCCGGCGGATGCTGGCGCAGGGCGCAACGCTGCTGCAGGTGTCACTGGTGCTGGACGTGTCCGTGAAGACGATTTACCGCTATATCCCCGCCCCGGAACAGAAAGCCCTGCGCGAAAATGTTTTGTCTGTTGTGCCAGAGACGGCACAACGGCCAGCGCGTGCCCTGGCATAGCGGACCATAGACCATAGCGGGACCCCTTCACAGGAGAACCGCCACATGGCACAGGATTATCACCACGGCGTGCGCGTTGAGGAAATCAACGAGGGCACCCGAACCATCACCACCGTCAGTACCGCGATTGTCGGGCTGGTCTGCACCGGCGACGACGCCGACGCGGCCACCTTCCCGCTAAACCGCCCGGTGCTGTTAACCGACGTGCTCACAGCCAGCGGCAAGGCCGGGGAATCCGGCACGCTGGCCCGCTCACTGGACGCCATCGCGGACCAGTCAAAGCCAGTCACCGTCGTTGTGCGCGTGCCGCAGGGACAGACCGAAGCGGAAACCACTGCCAACATCATCGGCGGGGTGACTGACGGCCAGCGCACCGGCATGAAGGCGCTATTGGCCGCGCAGTCCGTGTGCGGCGTCAAACCCCGTATTCTCGGCGTGCCGGGCCACGACACCAAAGCCGTCGCCACTGAGCTGCTGAGCGTGGCGCAGGGCCTGCGCGGCTTTGCCTACCTGTCCGCGTATGGCTGCAAGAGCGTTGAGGAAGCGATTGCCTACCGTGCCAACTTCAGCCAGCGCGAAGGGATGCTGATCTGGCCTGACTTCATCAGCTTTGACACGGTGCTGAAGGCGGACGCGACGGCCTATGCCACCGCCCGCGCGCTGGGCCTGCGCGCCAAAATCGACGAACAGACCGGCTGGCATAAGTCCCTGTCAAACGTTGGCGTGAACGGCGTCACCGGCATTTCAAAAGACGTTTTCTGGGACCTGCAGGACCCGGCCACAGATGCGGGCCTGCTGAACCAGAACGACATCACCACACTGATCCGCAAAGATGGCTTCCGCTTCTGGGGTTCCCGCTGCCTCAGTGATGACGCGCTGTTTCAGTTTGAGTGCTACACCCGCACCGCGCAGGTGCTCATGGACACGATGGCAGAAGCGCAGATGTGGTCCGTTGACGGTGCGCTGAACCCGTCACTGGCCCGCGACATCATCGAGGGCATCCGCGCGAAGCTGCGCAGCCTGGTGAATCAGGGCTATCTGATTGGCGCTGACTGCTGGCTGGATGAAAGCGTGAACGATAAGGAAACGCTGAAGGCGGGCAAGCTGCTGATCGATTACGACTACACGCCGGTGCCCCCGCTGGAAAACCTGCTACTGCGTCAGCGCATCACTGACCAGTATCTGGTCGATTTCAGTAGCCGCATCAGCGCATAAGGAGACGGAAAGATGGCATTACCCCGCAAACTCAAGCACCTGAACGTGTTCAACGCAGGCAATAACTGGCAGGGGCTGGTTGAGTCCGTGACGCGGCCGAAAGTTACCCGCAAGTTTGAAAAGTATCGCGGCGGCGGCATGGCCGGTGCGGTGGACATCGACATGGGCCTGGACGACGGCGCGCTGGATACGGAATTCACCGTGGGCGGCACTGAAGCCCTGCTGTTTAAGCAGCTTGGCACCGAAACCGTGGACGGCATTCAGCTGCGCTTTACCGGCTCCATTCAGCGCGACGATACCGGCGAAGTGCAGGCGGTCGAGCTGGTCACGCGCGGACGCTATAAGGAACTGGACTCCGGCGAATGGAAAACCGGCGAATCCAGCACCACCAAAGTGTCCGCAACCAACAGTTACGCAAAGCTGACCATCAACGGCGAAGTGGTTTACGAGATCGACATCGTGAACATGATCCACATCGTGGATGGTAAGGACCTGATGGAAGCGCACCGCAACGCGCTGGGCCTGTAATCACACCGGCAGGCCGCGCGCCTGCCGCTTATCTCTCTTTTTAATGGAATCGCATCATGACAGACAAAATTGCACCTAATGAAAAAGCCGTTGAGCTGGACACCCCGATCCTGCGTGGCAAAGCTGAAATCACCTCCGTCACCGTGCGCAAGCCGCAGTCTGGCGCGCTGCGCGGCACCCGCCTGCAGGCGCTGATGGACATGGACGTAAACGCCATGATGGTTGTGCTGCCCCGCGTCACCAGCCCGGCGCTGACAGCGCAGGAAATCAACGAAATGGACCCGGCGGATTTGCTGTCGCTGTCCGTTGAGGTTGTCTCTTTTTTGTTGCCGAAGTCGGCGCTGTCAGCTTTCCCGACGGCCTGACGGTTGAAGATTTGGTAGCCGATATTGCTACCGTTTTTCACTGGCCGCCGCCGGTCATGTACGCGGAATCGCTGACGGACGTGCTGGAGTGGCGGCATAAAGCAATCCAGCGAAGCGGAGCCGGTGACGATGAGTGACACAAACCTGCGTCTGCAGGTGGTTTTAAGCGCGGTTGATAAAATCACGCGCCCCTTCCGCAATGCGCGCGACGGCTCGAAAGAGCTGGCCGCCGCGCTGAAGGCCAGTAAAGACGGCCTGAAATCCCTCAACGAGCAGGCGGGCCGCATTGATGGCTTTCGCAAAACGCGCAGCCAGCTTGCCATCACTGAAAAAAATCTGGCCGGTGCCCGGCAGGAGGCCGCCGCACTGGCGCAGCAGTTTGCCGCAACGAATCGCCCGACTGCGCAGCAGGCCAGGCTGCTTGAGCAGGCAAAGAGCCGCGCCAGCCAGCTGCAGCAGACCTATAACGGGCTGCGCCTGTCAGTGCAGCGCCAGCGTGAGGCGCTGAGCGCCGCCGGTATCGACACAAAGCAGCTGAGTGCTGCGCAGCGCCACCTGCGTACTGATGCACAGGCGGCAACAGGGGCGATTGAGCGACAGCAGGCCGAACTGCGAAAGCTGGGCGAACGTCAGCAGAAGCTTGCCGCCATCCGGGCGCGTCATGAAAAACTGAACGAAACGCGTAACAAGCTGGCCGGTAACGGGGCGGGCATGGTTGCCACCGGAGTGACGACCGGCGTTACCCTGATGGCCCCTGTAAGGGCCTATTCGGACTCGGAGAACGCCGCAACGCAGCTGGCCGCGTCCATGATGGGGCCGGGGGCAAAAGTGCTGCCGGAGTATGAGCAGATTAACCGGCTGGCCGTAAGCTTGGGCGACAAACTGCCCGGAACCACGGCAGACTTTCAGAACATGATGACCATGCTTCGCCGTCAGGGGATGACTGCACAGGCGATACTCGGCGGGCTGGGGGAAGCAACTGCCTATCTGGGCGTGCAGCTGAAGATGGCCCCGACCGATGCGGCGGAGTTTGCGGCGAAGCTGCAGGACGCCACGCAGACCAGCGAAAAGGACATGATGGCGCTCACCGACATTATCCAGAAAGGATTTTATGCGGGCGTCGATTCGGACAACATGCTGCAGGGATTTTCCAAAATCGGCAGCGCGATGGATATTCTCCATCAGAAGGGAATTACCGCCGCGAAAACCTTTGCGCCGCTGCTGGTGATGGCTGATCAGGCGAGTATGGCCGGTGAGTCAGCGGGAAATGCCTACCGCAAGATTTTTCAGGCCACGCTGAATAACAAAAAAATTGGCAAGGCAAACGACGCGCTGGCCGGCACCGGAATCACGTTGAATTTTCAGAATAAAAAAGGTCAGTTTGCCGGGCTTGAAAACCTGTATACGCAGCTGGCGAAGCTGAAGAAAATTACCGACGACGGCAAGCGACAGTCGGTGCTGAATACCCTTTTTGGTGACGACGCCGAAACCCTGCAGGCGCTGAACATCATGATCAGCAAGGGGATAGAAGGGTACAGGGAAACAGCCGCGAAACTTGAGAATCAGGCATCACTGCGTGAACGAGTGGACGCCTCACTTAAAACGCTGGCAAACCGCTGGGAT